GTATAAAGTGCATAAAATCTGTTTCGGTGCCCTATTTCCCGACAACGATGAACCTACAAACACAAGAAACACCACCTAATATTATTTGCCACCCTGATCTTGGGGTGCCGTTTATTGAACTGAACGATGATGTGCAGTTCAAAGACATCGTGGAACGTGCAAAGGCTGCGTGTAATACCGCAGATATGCTGGCCCAGCATGGGCTACCCATAAAAACAGACCCGGAAACGAAGAAAGCGGCAAAATCTGCCGCCTCTGCAACCCTCAATGCGCTGGCTCAGACGTTACCCGATGCCAAGGTGCAGCCTCAACTGCCTGATAAACCCGAAGAATTGCTGGAGTTGCGGGGTATTTTGGATGTTTGGGGTCAGCAGGTGGTGGCAAATGCCTTAGAACTACGTCGTTTGGTAACTAACAGGCTTATTAAAGAGAGCGTCCACCCTGATGCCAAGATTCGGATTCGCGCATTAGAGTTATTAGGTAAGATTTCCGACGTTGGTTTGTTTACAGAACGCTCGGAAGTGACGATTAATCATCGTTCGACCTCTGATTTAGAGTCTAAACTGCGTGAAAAGCTTCAAAAACTGCTTGATAACGACAGTAAAGTCGATTTAGGTGGGGATGTGATCGACGTAAAAGAAGTTTTAGGGGTAAAAGACGAGGAAGATGCGGTGGAAATGGATGAACGAGGCTAATCATGGGCCTGACAACGCTTACTGAAGCGGAGATTCTTGTTCTTCTCCAGAATCTGCATACTTTTTCCCCTGAAGAGCAGGAAGAAATCGAAGCGGTTGCTGATGAACTGGCAAAACGCAAGCAAGCGGCGAAATGCCGCAACGATTTAATTGAATTCTGTAAGCACATGCAGCCGGATTACAAGGTTGGGAAGCATCACCGCCTTTTGGCTGACTTACTGATGAAGATTGCGCTGGGTTTAGAGGATCGGGTGTGCGTGAATATCCCGCCTCGGCATGGCAAAAGCCAGCTTGTTTCTATTTACTTCCCTGCATGGTTTCTGGGAAAATTTCCCAGTAAGAAAATCCTGATGGTGTCGCACACCACGGATCTTGCCGTTGATTTTGGAAGGAAAGTCAGGAACCTGATTGCAAGTGATGCGTACAAGGAGATTTTTCCGACGGTTGATCTTGCGGCTGATTCTAAATCTGCGGGCCGATGGAATACTAATGCTGGCGGTGAGTATTTTGCCTGTGGTGTTGGCTCTGCTCTTGCTGGGCGTGGCGCTGACCTGCTCTTAATTGATGACCCCCATAACGAGCAAGACATTATTAATGGCAATTTCGATGTTTTCGAGAAAGCCTATGAGTGGTATACGTTTGGTGCCAGAACCCGCTTGATGCCGGGAGGTCGGGTAGCGATTGTGCAAACCCGCTGGCATATGGACGACCTGACAGGTCGGGTAACTAAAGATATGGTGAACTCTGAATTGGCAGATCAGTTCAGGGTTGTTGAGTTTCCTGCCATATTAGAAACGCCAAGTCTCTCAGATCCAAACAAATTAATAGAAAAACCCCTTTGGCCCGAATTCTTTGACCTTACTGCCTTGCATCGGACGAAAGCGTCGATGCCGTTATTCCAGTGGAATGCACAGTATCAGCAGAACCCCACGGCTGAAGAAGCGTCGGTAGTGAAGCGTGAGTGGTGGAAGGTCTGGAAGAAAGAAGATCCGCCTGTTTGTGATTACATCATCCTCACATTAGATGCCGCAGCAGAGACACATAACCGTGCGGACTTCACCGCTATAACTGTGTGGGGGGTTTGGAATAATGAAGAGGAGAAGGGCTACCACATCATCTTACTCAACGCGATCAAGAAAAGGGTCGAATTTCCTGATCTTAAGGATCTGGCGATGGAGCAGTGGCGGGAATGGGAGCCCGATGCGTTCATTGTTGAGAAGAAAGTTTCTGGTACGGCGCTCTACCAAGAGTTCCGGCGCATGGGTATTTCAGTTAATGAGTACACCCCACACCGAGGTACAGGTGATAAATTGGCTCGGCTTAACTCGGTAGCCGACATCATCAGGCAGGGGTTGGTGTGGGTGCCCGAGACACGCTGGGCGGAAGAGGTGGTGGAGGAAGTTGCTGGATTCCCGTTCATGAGTCATGATGACTTGGTGGACACGACCACAATGGCGCTGATGCGGTTCCGGGAGGGAGGGTTTTTGCGGCTTCCCACTGATGAGCCCGATGACATTCGTTATTTTCGTGGGGCGCGTGGGCACAAGCGTGGATATTATTTAGGGTAATTTGTTAGGGGTTAATGATGGCTATTGATAAAGCATTGTATGAAATGCCCGAAGGACTTGAAGCCTTGGCGCTTGAAGAAGCTCCTATTGAGATTGAGATCGAAGACCCTGAATCCGTAACGATTGGTGTAGGTGGGCTTGAGCTTGAGATTGAGCCGGGGGATGAAAACGAGGAAGAAGAGTTTGACTCTAATCTAGCCGAGTTTATGAAAGAAGGCGACTTACAGAAAGTTGCCAGCGATGTGATGGAGATGGTTGAAGCGGACATTACTTCGCGTAAGGATTGGGCGGATACCTACGTTAAGGGCTTGGATGTGCTGGGCCTACGTTATGACGAGGTAACTGAGCCTTGGGATGGTGCTTGTGGGGTGTTTTCAACTTTGCTAACTGAAGCAGCGATTCGTTTTCAAAGCGAATCTATTATGGAGACATTCCCGGCAGGTGGGCCTGTAAAGACGCAGATTATTGGGCAGTTTACCCCTGAGATCGAGGAAGCAGGTAAGCGCGTGAAGGCTGATATGAATTATCAGCTAACTGACAAAATGCCTGAGTATCGGTCAGAGCATGAGCGTGCGTTATGGGGTGTGGCGCTGGCAGGTTCGTCATTTAAAAAGGTCTACTACGACCCATCGTTAGAGCGCCAAGTTTCGTTCTATGTACCTGCCGAGGATGTCATCCTCCCTTATGGTGTAACAAACATTAGACGTACAGACCGCCTTACGCACATCATGCGTAAGACTAAGAATGACGTTAAGAAGTTACAGGTAAGTGGGTTTTATAGGGATGTTGATCTTGGTGAGCCTTACGCCAGCCAGACCGATATTGAGAAAGCCAAGGCGCAGAAAGAAGGTCAAGAGCCGACTAAAGATGAGCGGTATCAGATATGCGAGGTACACATTGAGTATGACTTGCCGGGGTATGAGGAAGAACTGCCACTGCCCTACGTCATTACTATCGACAAAAATACCAACAAAGTCTTAGCTATACGGCGTAACTATAAAGAAGATGACCCCCAAAAACGTGCACGTCAGCACTTTGTGCACTATATGTACATCCCCGGCTTTGGGGCTTATGGCTTCGGGTTGATTCACATTATCGGTGGCTACGCCACAGCAGGCACCATGCTGATCCGTCAGTTGGTGGATGCAGGGTCGCTATCCAATCTTCCCGGTGGGTTAAAGGCTCGTGGTCTGCGGATTAAAGGTGATGACACGCCCATCGCTCCGGGTGAATGGCGAGATGTGGACGTGCCGGGGGGTGCGATCAGAGACAACATCCTGCCGTTGCCTTACAAAGAACCTAGTCAGGTTCTCCTCGCCTTACTAAACCAAATCACCGAAGAAGCACGACGGCTCAGTGGTATGGCTGATATGCAGATCAGCGATATGTCGAGTCAGGCTCCGGTGGGTACGACGTTGGCACTGCTTGAGCGGCAGTTAAAGACGATGGGTGCTGTGCAGGCTCGCATCCATGCGGCGATGAAAGAAGAGTTCAAACTCTTAAAAGAAATTATCAGGGAGTACACCTCACCTGATTACAGCTATGTACCGCAAGATGGCACACCACAGGTTAAGGCTGAGGACTACGACATCGTAGAAGTTATTCCTGTGTCTGACCCCAACGCCTCGACGATGGCTCAGCGGGTTGTGCAGTATCAAGCTGCGTTGCAGTTGGCTCAGGGTGCGCCTCAGTTATATGACATGCCTCGTCTACACAGGCAGATGTTGGATGTGCTGGGTATTCCTAACGCTGACAAACTAGTACCCCTGCCGGATGATCAGAAACCCAAAGATCCTATAACCGAGAACATGAATGTGCTCAAAGGTGTACCGCTTAAGGCGTTCATCTATCAGGATCATCAAGCGCACATCACAGCACATATGACCTTCTTGCAAGATCCGAGCATTATGCAAACCATAGGACAAAACCCGATGGCACAGCAGATGCAGGGTGCGATGATGGCTCACGTTGCCGAGCACTTAGGGTTTAGATACCGTCAAGAGATTGAACAGCGTGTGGGTGCTCCGTTGCCTGGGCCAGATCAGGAAGTGTCTGAAGCCGAAGAGTTGGCGATGGCTAAGTATGTAGCAGAAGCAGCTCAGCAAGTTCTACAGATACACCAAGCCCAAGCTGCACAGCAGCAGGCTCAGCAAGTTGCTCAAGATCCGTTGGTTCAGATGCAGCAACAAGAGCTTCAGATCAAAGCCGCAGAACAGCAACGCAAAGCTGCTAAAGATCAAGCTGACATTGCACTCGCTGCTGCCCGATTGCAAAACGAAGATAAACGCATCCAAATCGATGCACAGAAAGAGAATGTGCGGCTGATGAACCAAAACAGGCAGGAAGATAAAAAGATTCAGGCCGATTTACTTAAAACAGCGATGGCAAGAAGGAATACTGAATGACCCATGAAAGGCAAATGCTGGATCACTTATTTAACAAACTCAGAGAACGAGAGCGGGAAGTAAGTGATGCGATGGCTGAAGGAAACTGTAAAGACTTTGCTGAATATAAGAATTTGTGCGGCGTAATCCAAGGTCTGCGCCGTGCAAGGATGGAAGTACAAGACCTTGTGCAACGTTATGAGGAATTTGAAAATGACTGATGCAGCTCAAGCTGTGATTGAAGATGTTCAGCAAAAAGCCAAGCAATTGCCGATTGTTAAAGGGTACAAGATTCTTTGCACCTTACCTAACATCGAAAATAAATTTGATAGTGGGATTATTAAGGCAGACGCTACCGTCAAGTTTGAAGAGTTACTGAGTAACGTGCTCTTCGTTGTAGCACTTGGTGATATGGCGTATGCCGATCAGAACCGATTCCCCACGGGGCCGTGGTGTAAACCAGGGGATTTTATTATTACCCGTGCCAACACCGGCACTCGCATCAAGATTCACGACCGCGAGTTTCGGATTATTAACGATGATTCCGTTGAAGCGGTGGTCGAAGACCCCCGTGGTATCCAACGTGCGTGAGGTGATATATGGCAGATTTTGAAAAGGTGGAATATAAATTCCCAGACGAACGGGAGCCTGAGAAGAAAGCTAAGGACGACGTTGAGTTTGAAATAGAAGTGGCAGACGACACGCCGGAACAGGATAGAGGGCGTAAACCGCTTGAAGAGCCTGTTAGTGAAGTAACTGATGACGAATTAGCTAAGTACGATGAAGGTGTTCAGAAGCGAATTAAGAAGTTGTCGCACGGTTACCACGACGAGCGCAGAGCTAAAGAAGCAGCTTTGCGCGAGCGTGAAGAGGCTTTGAGGTTTGCCCAACAGATTATTGAAGAGAATAAACGGCTTCAGAAAAACCTTGGGACTAATGAAACTCTTTTAGTTGGTTCTGTTAAACAGGCTGTAGAGCTTGAATTAGATAAGGCTCGTAAGAAATATAAAGAAGCCTATGATGCTGGCGATGCAGATCAAATTGTTGCGGCTCAGGAAGAATTAACCGCAGCGAAATTAAAGCTTGATAGGGTTAGTAATTTTAAACCCACCCCTTTACAAGAACGTGAAGTTCCTGTAAATATGCAACCACAACTCGCCCCAGCGCCTCAAGTAGATTCTAAAGCACTTGCGTGGCAACGCCAAAATCAGTGGTTTGGAAGAGATGAGGAAATGACCAGCTTTGCTTTGGGGCTGCATGAGAAATTGGTCAAAAATGGCGTTGATCCGACTTCAGATGATTATTATGAACGGCTCAACGGCAGATTACGGCAGGTATTCCCCGAAAACTTTTCTGATGGTGTAGAGAAGCAGGAGGAAAAACCGAAACGGACGAGCAGTAATGTTGTAGCCCCAGCTAGCAGAAACGTTGCACCCAAGAAAATCACGTTGACGCAAACTCAGGTTGCACTAGCTAAGAAGTTACGTATCCCTCTTGAAGTTTATGCCCGGAAAGTGGCGGAAGGAATGACACAAAATGGCTGAGAATAAATTAGCTGAAACTCGCACAGGCCGCGATCTACAAACTCGCGCTAACGATGAACGTCCTCGTAGCTGGGCACCGCCCACGCTGCTGCCTGACCCTGCACCTGAAGCAGGGTATACGTACCGTTGGATTCGTGTAAGTACGCTGGGTCAAGCTGATCCACGCAATGTGTCATCCAAAATCCGCGAAGGTTGGGAGCCTGTTCGCGCAGAAGACCATCCCGAAATCTCGATGTATCTTGATAATGACAACGCTCGTTTTAAAGATAATGTCGTGGTGGGTGGGTTGTTACTGTGCAAAACGCCAACAGAAATGGTTGATCAACGGAATGCTTATTATCAACAGCAAGCCGAAGCTCAAATCCGATCTGTTGACAATCACTTCATGCGCGAGAATGATCCAAGGATGCCTCTGTTTTCAGAGCGCAAAACCACGGTTTCATTTGGGCGCGGTAATCAACAATCGTAGGAGTTAATCCAAAATGGCTTACCCGACTATCGACAGACCTTATGGTCTAAAGCCGGTCAATTTGATCGGTGGTCAGGTGTTTGCTGGAGCAACTCGTCAATTAGTCATTGCAAATACAACTGGTACAGGCTACAACACCAATATTTTCTATGGCGATATTGTCAAAATTGTTTCAGATGGCACCATTGAGAAAGACACGGGCACCTCTACTGCTACACCTGTAGGTGTATTTTTAGGGTGTCAGTATGTTAACGCATCAACAAAACAGCCTGTTTGGTCGCAGTATTACCCTGCCAGCCTGTCAGTTGTAAGCGGATCGACGATTTATGCTTATGTTGCTGATGATCCTGACCAGCTCTTTAAAGCTGTTTTGGTTGCTGGCACAACGGCAAATGACACAACTTCTGGTCTATCTGTGGCTTTCTTGGGCCGCACGATGATTGGTAGTAATGCTCAGATCGTGCAAAACACCACATATGACGGTACAAATAGTAACGCGCAATCTGGCGATTCCACCATTGGCATTTATAGTGCCGCTGGCGGTACGACCACTGCTACATTGCCAATTCGTATCATTGATGTGGTTCCTGATACTGCTAACTCTAGCGGCAATTTCTGTGAGTTTATTGTTAAGTTCAACGCACCGAACGTAACAGGACAGACAGTTGCTGGTGGACATCAGTATCTCAACCCAACTGGCGTGTAAGGAAGGGGAAATTAAATGGCTATTTCACGCGCACAACTACTGAAAGAGCTTCTCCCCGGCCTGAACGCATTGTTCGGTCTGGAGTATGCAAAGTATGGCGAAGAGCACAAGGAAATCTACGAAACAGAGACTTCCGAGCGTTCTTTCGAGGAAGAAACCAAGCTGTCAGGATTTAGCGCAGCCCCCGTCAAAAACGAGGGTTCCGCAATAAGTTATGACAACGCGCAGGAAGCTTGGACTGCTCGTTATACGCACGAAACCATTGCACTTGGGTTCTCGATCACTGAAGAAGCGATTGAGGATAACCTGTACGACAGCTTGTCTGCTCGTTACACCAAGGCACTTGCTCGTGCGATGTACTACACCAAAGAGGTGAAGGCAGCAGCAGTTCTGAACAATGGCTTTAGTTCAAGCGTTACCTATGGTGACGGTCAGCCCTTGTTCTCGACTTCGCATCCGCTGGTTTCTGGTGGTGTTAACAGCAACCGTCCCGCAACTAACTCGGATCTCAACGAAACTTCGTTGGAAAATGCAGTGATTCAAATCGCTGCGTGGACTGATGAACGTGGGTTGTTGATCGCTGCAAAGCCCCGCAAGTTGGTTGTTCCTCCGAACCTCATGTTTACGGCAACTCGTTTGCTGCAAACCGAGCTTCGTGTGGCGACTGCTGACAACGACGTTAACGCACTGAAGATGATGGGTTCCATCCCCGAAGGTTATACGGTCAACCACTATTTGACCGATACCAACGCATGGTTCCTGACTACCGATGTGCCTAACGGCCTGAAGCATTTTGTTCGCACACCGATGCAGAACTCAATGGATGGCGATTTCGATACCGGAAACGTCCGCTATAAAGCTCGTGAGCGTTACAGCTTTGGCGTAAGCGATCCTTTAGGTATCTTCGGTTCGCCCGGAGCCTAAGAAGGCGCAGGAAAAAGGGGGTTGCAAAACCCCCTTTTTTATTTATACTAGAAGTATTCCGGGGTTAGCCCGGTGTATTAGACAGTCCCGGCTGACAACATGCAGACTAATACACCGACATCGCATGTGAGGACAATATGGCTCGCACCACGTTCCAAGGACCGGTCCGCTCTCTTGGCGGTATTTATCAGCAGGGTCCATCTACTATCGTAGAAATTACTTCTAGCACCACGCTGAATCCAGTAGATCACGGCGGCAGGATTATTTCTGTTGGTGGTTCGTTAGCAGCTAACGTCACGCTTACGCTGCCTACCATCAATGCTTCGGCGAACGCTTCTTCGTCTGGCCCCGGTAATGACCCCAACACGGCCAATAACGAAGGTGTGGTTTACACCATTTGGGTTCCAACTACCATCTCTACGTCATCGCTGAAGATTGGTACTGACGGTACGGATAAGTATGTGGGTTATGTCCTGTCAATCGACAGCGACACTTCTGACGCAACGCGTGGGTTTGGTGCTGGCGCAACAAATGATTTCATCAACTTCAACGGCACAACCACAGGTGGTGTTGCTGGAACATGGGTTCAAATCTTCGCTATTGCAGCACTGAAATATATGGTTACAGGCGTAGCAGTAGGTTCTGGCACGGTTGCTACACCCTTTGCTGATTCCTAATTAGAGGTGCACCATGCAATATGATGTATGGTCAGTCAAGATAAAGTCGAGTGCCAACTTTTATGTGACTTCGGTTACACCGAGTGGTGCTGGTGCACTTACACTTGCTGCTACAACGCCGGGGATTAATGGGTACGGTTACAAAGTATCCATTACCGGCACGGGCAATGAAACGGCTAAAAACTTCACCATTACAGGTACGACGGTGGGTGGGGTTGTGGTTACTGAAGTGGTTGCTGGGCCAAACAATACAACGGTCTATAGCACTAACTACTTCGCTTCCGTTTCAAGTATCACAGTAAGTGCAGCAACCGCAGCGGCAATCACGGTTGGGTATGGTGGCAATCTAGCTCTACCAATGACCCGGATCAAAGGTTTGTACTACTTGGCAAGTGCTTCTGCGGGTACGATTGTTGTTACACGCAACAGTGATTCGACGTTGTTGCTTGAGATCGATACCCCCGCCGCTGCTACGCAGGTTAACAGCTTGTATATGGCAGCAGAAGGTATCCGTACAACGTACAAAACTAATGATCTTGCAACCGTGGCGGTCACAAATGTCACTGCGGTTACATTGATATGCGGGTGATGTCATGGCAAAAACCCCAGCTTGGCAACGCAAGGAAGGCAAAAACCCAAAAGGCGGTTTGAACGCCAAGGGTAGAGCGTCGTATAACGCTGCCAATCCGGGGAAGCCCGGACTCAAAGCCCCGCAGCCAGAGGGTGGCCCTCGTAAAAAATCGTTCTGTGCCAGAATGGAAGGCATGAAAAAGAAGCTTACGAGTTCTAAAACAGCCAACGACCCAAACAGCCGTATCAACAAATCCTTAAGAGCTTGGAAGTGCTGATATGACTCAGGATAAACATGAATTGGTGAAAAACGCCGCAGACATCGTGTCTGTGGTTGCCACGATTGGATCGTTTCTCCAAGTGATTACGCCTTTATTTGGTTTGATTGGTGCTGTCTGGACGCTTATGCGTATTGCCGAGATGGTTACGGGCAAACCGTTTGATCAGATTATCCGTCGGAAGAAAGACGATGCCCCCGGTGAGTGAAAAGCAAGAAAGGTTCATGCAAGCCGTAGCGCATAACCCGAAGTTTGCAAAGAAAGTTGGTGTCCCTCAATCTGTAGGTAAAGAATTTACTGGTGCAAAGGAAGGTGGTGAAATGAAAGAATCTAAAGCAATGATGAAGAAAGAAATTGGCTTTATGAAAGCCAAAGGTGCGCCTAAATCCATGATCAAACATGAGATGAAAGAGGCTGGTATGAAGAAGGGTGGTTCGGTTGCTCCTAGCAAAATGGGTGCAGTGAAGACCGCAGCTCCTAGTCGTGATGGTGTTGCTGTTAAGGGTAAAACCAAAGGCACCCAGATCAAGATGGCTAAAGGCGGTTACATGCGCGGCGGTAAGGCTTGCTGACATGATGCCCTCTCGCGGGATGGGGGCGATTTCGCCCTCAAAAATGCCGACTGCCAAGCGTAAAGCTAGGCGGGATAACACTGATTTTGATCAGTACGCTGAAGGTGGCAAGGTGTCTCGCGTGAACGAAGCTGGCAATTACACTAAACCGGGGATGCGTAAAGCATTGTTCAACAGCATAAAAGCTGGTGGTAAAGGTGGTGCGCCGGGGCAGTGGTCAGCTCGTAAAGCTCAGATGCTTGCTATGAAGTACAAGCAGCGTGGTGGAGGTTACCGTGACTAGTTCGTATTTAAGTAGGTATTTAAAAAATGAGAAAAACGCTTTAACCCCTAATAAACCGGGGGATACGAAGCTAAAAACGTTTTATTTAGATAAAGAAGGTAATCAAGTAGAAAAAACAATTAGCCCGCCTTCAAAAGGTAAAGAAGATTATCCAGAGGATGATCGAGGTGCGTACAAAAAAGGTGGTATGGCTAAAGGTGGTAAGTGGATTCAGTCAGCCATCAAAAAGCCCGGAGCCTTACGCGCACAGCTTGGTGTCAAAGGCGACAAACCGATTCCCGCAGGTAAGCTGGCTAAAGCTGCAAAAGCTCCCGGTAAATTAGGGCAGCGAGCAAGGCTGGCGCAGACGTTGAAGAAGATGAAGTGAAAGCTCCGCAGCAAAGTCTAAAAAATTGGACTGACCAGAAGTGGAGGACACGCAGTGGCAAACCTAGCACACAGGGTTCAAAAGCAACTGGCGAACGATACCTCCCGGAGGCGGCAATTAAATCTCTTACACCTGCTGAATACGCTGCGACTACAAGAGCTAAACGGGCTGGAAAGAGCGCAGGTAAGCAGTTCGTCAAACAACCGGCAAAAATTGCCGCAAAGACTGCAAGATTCAGATAGGGGGTAGTATGGGAATCCCTGCAATGGTTGGACGGGCGATACTGGGAAAGGCGCTTGAAAAGCCTGTACAAAAAGGTATTGTAAAAATGTTGGGTGGTAACCCTGCATTTGTGGATATGGATGAATCTTCTAAGGAAGATTACGCCGAGGATGATCGAGGCGCTTATAAAAAAGGCGGTAAGGTTAAGCGTAGCTCTGCTTCTAAACGGGCTGACGGTATTGCTCAACGTGGTAAAACAAAAGGAAGGATGGTCTAAGTGACTACATCCGGCTCAACCGACTTTAATCTTGAGTTTACTGACATAGCCGAAGAAGCCTATGAAAGGGCTGGTCGGGAGATGCGCTCTGGCTACGACCTGCGTACTGCACGTCGTTCGATGAACCTACTAACCATTGAGTGGGCAAATCGTGGCATCAATATGTGGACGATTGAGCAGGGCACGAAGAATTTGGTACAGGGCACTGCGACGTACGATTTACCGAACGACACCATTGACTTGCTTGAACACGTTATAAGGACGGGTGCAGGTAATGCCTCAACGCAAGCTGACCTTACACTTACAAGGATTAGTGTCTCCACCTACGCCACAATCCCAAACAAGTTGGCTCAAGCAAGACCGATACAGATTTACATCAGCAGGAACTCTGGAGCCACGTACCCTGCAACAAGTGCATACGACCCCGGACAAACCGCCTACCCCCAATTCACAGTTTGGCCTGTCCCTGACCAAGGCACTGAAGCCTCGCCGTACTATCAAGTAGTTTACTGGCGTATGCGGCGCATACAGAACGCTGGAGATGGTATCCAAACTCCTGATATGCCGTTTAGGTTTCTTCCTTGTATTACAGCAGGGTTAGCGTATTACATCGCTCAAAAGATTCCTGAAGGGCAAGAACGATTATTAGCTCTTAAAGCTGCTTATGAAGAGCAGTGGAATTTTGCAGCGGGTGAAGATCGTGAGAAAGCTGCGGTTCGTTTTGTACCGCGCCGGATGTATTTAGGTAACACTGGGAGCTTCTAATGCCCAATCAGTTTGCCTCTGGTAAATATGCTATCGCGCAGTGCGATAGGTGTAACTTCCGGTTCAAACTGAAACAGTTAAAGTCGTTGGTAATTAAGACTAAGAATGTAAACATATTAGTCTGCCCTGAGTGTTGGGAACCCGATCAACCGCAATTGCAGCTTGGTATGTATCCTGTGTATGACCCACAGGCTATTCGTAATCCTCGTGTTGACTCTAACTCTTATTACCAATCGGGGTTAAATGGTTTACAGATTGAACCTGTAAATGACGACTCAAGCCAAGATGAGAATGGGGTTCCCTCTGGGGGCAGTCGGGTTATACAATGGGGGTGGTATCCAATTGGTGGTTCCAGATCTTTTGATGCTGCTTTGACCCCCAACGATCTTGTCCCTAGAGGACTTGTTAATTCAGTCACCGTATCGTAGGAGTTTATGATGGATGCGAAAACAGCAGTTCACAAACACGAGAAAGCCAAGCATAAAGGCCAACCTCTGACCAAACTTGCTAAGGGTGGTAAGACTAACGCTGATATGTTGAAGATGGGGCGCAACCTTGCCAAGATTGCTAACCAGAAAAAGTCTTCGTTTACCTACAAAAATTCTGGTAGGGGGCGATAATGAAACAAGTCAAACCTTTTAATCAGCCTAAACCTGCGCCGACCCCAAAGTCCACGGATGCAAAACCCAAGACTTCTGGTATTAAGATTCGCGGTACTGGGGCGGCAACTAAGGGTGTAATGGCTAGAGGTCCGATGGCGTGAACTATACGGATTTAAAAAAGGCGATCCGAGGGTATGTCGAGAATGACTACCCAACGATTACTTTTGCTGATTCTGCAACAACGTGGACATCAGATCAACAGCTTGCGACTTTTGTTAAACAGGCTGAGCAGCGCATTTATAACTCCGTTCAATTCCCCTCGCTACGCAAAAATGTAACGGGAAGCGCCACTTTAAATAATCAGTATCTTCAGTGCCCCTCTGATTTCTTAGCGGTCTACAGTATGGCTGTTATTGATGCCACGGGGCGCTACCATTACTTACTAAACAAAGATGTTAATTTTATTCGTGAGGCATACCCTGTTACTTTAGGTTCTGGTAATACAGGTCGCCCACGTCATTACGCTATTTTTGGTCCTGACTATCCTACGTTTCCTAACGAGTTAACCTTTTTATTAGGTCCAACACCTGATTCCGGGTATTCTGTCGAGCTTCATTATTACTATTACCCACAGTCAATTACCGAAGCTGCTTCAGGCCAAACTTGGTTGGGCGATAACTTTGATTCTGTTTTGCTTTATGGTTCGTTACGGGAAGCGTACTTCTTTATTAAAGCTGAACCAGACATGATGGCAGCAGTGCAAAATAAATATGAAGAAGCCTTAGCTCTTGCTAAACGCCTTGGTGATGGTATGGAACGTCAGGACGCTTATCGTTCTGGTCAAGTACGGTATCCGGTGAAGTAGTATGGCAATCGTTCAAACTATGTGCACAAGTTTTAAGGCAGAAGTTGC